GAGCACCAGTACCACCAGGTTCTGCACCTGTTGAAACGTTATTTGCGCCAAAGCCGCCACCAGCCGAAGTTATTGTAGAAAATACAGAACTACTGCCTTGTACGCCTGGGCCTGCTGTGCCACCTGCGCCTACTGTTACTGTAAAATTAGTTGCTGGCGCACAGCTAAAACCTGATGCAGTTCTATACCCACCTGCGCCTGCGCCGCCGCCATGGTTAGTACCACCACCGCCGCCGCCTGCGATTACTAAATATTCAACTGAAATATTTTCATCTTTTAATCCAGTAATACCTGCAGTAATTGCGCCAATCATTAGGCCACCGCACCGATAATTGTCCAGGCATTTGTGCCAGTCTTTAGACATACTGCAGCTTTGTAACGTGCCAATACTGGAGATGCGCTGGTAGCCCCCGCACTTGTAATTGTAGTTGTACCAGGTGTTACAGCATTAATAGTTGTAACGCCTGCACCTATTTGTAACACGGTTATAGCTGTGCCATTAGGAAAGGCTAAAGTAGCATCGGTTGGTATAGAAAAAGTATTACTGGATGCGTTATTCATCGTGACTAGCACCTGGTACTGGTCGGTTGATACCGCTGTATAGGTAGTGCCTGTTTGAGCATTAAGGGTAAATGCCACTAGGCCATTAAACATATTGCTAGTTAGCACGTCTCCTGTAACGCTTGGGAATCCTGTAGCCATTTATTTATCTCCTCTAGTATGAAAGTACATTTTGTCCTAAAACGCCATAGTTAGCATTACCAATAATAAACCCATCAATAATAGGTTCAAGTGTAGTAAAGGTAGTGCGCCATTTGTTTGGTGTGACGCTGTGTGCCACGCCAAAAACTTGCAGGGTTTTTGTAAGGGTAGATGCACCTGGCTGGTTAGTAGTAATAGTTACCGGGTCAAAGAAATCAAGATCAAGCGCGGCTAATATGCCATTGGCGTAGTTATCTGTGTATAGGTCTAACTCGATTGCATCGCATCTAACGCTGGTTTCGGCACGGCTGGCAACGTAGGCACGGGCATAGTCCAGGGCTACTGCATCGGTCTGCATTAGCAAGTCTTGCTGGTTATAAGTGTGTGCAAAATACTTCTCAACACTAGCTGCGTTACTAGCCGATTGAACGCTACCGCCTGTCCTAGTGATATTAGCCTGGTTAAATACAAGGGTGTCATCTAATCGCCAGACGGCATTGGCATAACCAATATCTGTGCCGTTATCGTTAAAGACTGTAGGCGTACCGCCGATGCTCGCAACAGTTACTGTGCGATCTTGAAAGACAAATGAACCCGATGCATCTACATAAATTGCGCCGTACTCACTATTAGTTGCAGTAGTCAAAGCTGCTAGGGCAGTACGGGCAGTACCCGGATCTGCTTGCAAAGTAGTCAAACCTGCATCAACGTCACGCGCAGAATTTGGCCAGCCAATAGTGTTAAGGATTTGGTTAATTCTTGTACCGCTTAGATCGCCAGCAGTTGCACCTGTGACTGTACTAATCTGCGCATTTTGAGCTAAGCGAAAAGCATCTACAGCTGTGATAGTTGTATAAACAACATCGTTAGCATTTTTAGGCGTAGTGGTCGTGTAGCTGGTAATAAATCCACTAAACATGGCATAAGTGCTGCCAGCAGATGTAGCCGAAATAGATACCTTACGCATAGGTGTTAAGTAAGAAAAATACGGAGAATTCGGGTTCTGGCTGTTGAAATCGCCGTTCTGATCCACAATGCGAAGGGTTAGAGATCCTGTCTGAAATTCATCGGCTGTAGCTGATCGACCGCGCCTAGTTGAAACGCTATCTACTACATCACTTACATCCACAATTAGCGCAGCTGAGTCTGCCAATACGTTAGTACCTAATATGCCTTCGCCAATTATGAACGCTTGAGCAAAGGCTGCACCCGTACCAAAATTGATAACCGCGTTAATTGTTGGAACTGTCATTAGCCTGGCAACGTTCCCGCAGGGAATTGACTCAAACCGCGCCGTATATTGTCTAGCATGGCACGATTGATTATGTCTGAAAAATCCTCGCCATCGAGTACTGATCCTTCAACCACGATGCTTACTGAGTTATCTACAGATCCAGTACCCATGCCTTGCCCTGTGCCGTAGCCAGGGCCGCCCATGCCATCATCCCAAATAGGTTGCCCACCTATGCCAAACCTAGGGCCTTGTGAACCGCCACCACCGCCACCGCCTGCATCTCCACCACCTTGTAAACCAGGGGTAGGTAAAGGCTTAGCAAGTAATGCTAGGTAATCCTCTAACGCCTGGTATTTGGCATCGTCTGCTATTTTCTGAGCAGCTGCAATACGTTCGATAATAGTTTTCTGTGTAGTGTAATTAAGAATATCCATAGTGGCTTGAGCCGCTGCTACCTTGTCTAGCGATGCAAGTTTAGCAATAGATAACAGCTCTACCTGAGTTTTCTCAGTATAGAAATTGGCTTCAGCTAAGCCGCCTGATTGCTGGATGGCTGCGTTGTATTTAGCGTAGGCAGCCTGGCGAGCTAGGGCGGCTTCTTCTTCCGACATCTTTGTAGTTTTAATGCGCTGCAGTTCATCAAGTAGCAGCTGGTTAATGTAGTTGAGTTCAGTTTCGCTTATGGTCTTAATACCGGATAATTTGTTAGTTTGCTGTTCTGCAGTTAGCAGTGCTAATTGCTCAATATATTTAAGGGCAGTTTCGCCGTTATCGTTCTCGATCTCCTGCATAGCCAATAGGCGCAGGCGTTCATCCTTATCGTAAGTAGATTTAAGCGCAGCTGCTATCTGGATCTTAGTAAGGTCAAAAGTAGATGATGCCTTAGCAAGTGATGCTCTAGCCTTTTCATCCATTAAGGCTTTTTTAGCTGCCAATGCTTTTAGTTTTAATAATGCTTTTTCTTTAGCCAGTCTTTCACGTTCAAGTTTGGCACGTTCTTGCTCGATCTTAGATAATTGTGTAGCAGACTGATCTAATACAACGCCAGTACTCATCTGGAAATTGCCCAATGGCCCCGTAGGGAATAGTGCTACATCTAACTCTTTAGCAAAATCTTTTACGATCTGTTCATAACCTGGAATTGACTCGACAAAACCTTGCCAGTAACCCCATAGACCCGTACTAGGTTTAATGCCTTTGGCTGTAAACTTAATAAATAGTGCAGCTGCACCAGCAGCCGTATCAATATCTTTAGCTAACTTATCTATATCTGTTTCACCTGTTAGAGATTTAAGCGCATCTAATAGGGCATATCCGATAGTTTCACTAGCTTCACCTGCAGCAGTATTAAGTACATCTAATTGGCCACCATAAGTTTCTAGGGCAGCCTTACCAGAACCTTTGAACTGTTCAGTTAATGCGGCTTGAATTTCGGCAAACGTAGCAGTTTTTAACTCTGCAGCGGTCATTTGTAGATTAAGTTTTTTTAAGCCTTTAGTGTTGCCTAGGTATGCCTGGCTCAAAGTGTTTACAACAGTATTAAAATCAACGCCGCTACCGCTAGATACATCAAAGGCTAAGCCCATAAGTTCTTGGCTCTTAGTAACTGACATTGTTGCCTGAGCCAATTTACTAAATGCCGGGCGTAGTTCATCATCTACAATGCCTGTTTGTTGCTGCATCTGTTTGATAAATGCTTCTACCGGTACTTGAGCATAAGCCAAACCTACGTTTGATAAATTCTGAGCTAGTATCGCTGTTGCTTTAGAGTCTTGTGCTGCAGCCATCGCAGCCGCTTTACCAAATTGAATAAGTTTACGAGCTGCAAACGCGCCTAAAAAGGCTTTCGCTAATTTGTTTGCACCTTTTTCTAATGAGCTTGTGGCCTTGCCAGCTGTATCAAACGCTTTTTTACCAGTAAATTCGGCAGCGAGATCAATTCTTACTGATGGATCCATAGCCATTAGTTACGCCCCACAGTCGCGTTAAACTTATCTCTGGCTGACTCAATCGCTTTAATAACAGCTGCGTTAGTCTTGCCGTTATCCTCTGACCATGCTCTAAATATGGCGCGGCCAGCCATCTTGCCTTTGCCAGTTAAAGTACCTGGTAAACGTGGGCTAAAATTACCGCCTGGATTCTTACGCCCAGCAGTTTCATATATTGCGCCAGACATTGATGCATTGTGAATACGGGCTAACGATGTAAAGCCTTTGCGGTTAGGTCGGCTAGGTGTGGTTTTATAACCTATACCGCCTCTAGCAGCTCGACCATCCCAATACCATCTGCTGTTATTAGAAACTTTACCCCAGCCCGATAGCGGTGCAGTAGATGGGATAAAGCCACGAGCCTTTTTTGTAATAGGTTTAAGTAATCCAGCCATTTCTTTTTGAGTTTCTTTAGCTAAATCTGGCGTGAATTTTCTAAGGGCTTTGCGAAGTTCAATGCCGCCTTTTACTTGTACTGGCATCTTTAAACTCCTTTGCTCTATCTTTCATAGCCTGCAGTAAAGCCTTAAACATCCTGCTATCTAGTGCTAGTAAATCATTGGGCGCGATACCCGTTTCCAAACTGATCCGTGCGACCAAGTAAGTAAACGAGTCACGCCCTATAGTTCCGGGTCATCATCCAGTACCTCAACTTTTTTAAGTGTCTTAATAAACTCTGCACCGAACATTGGCACGGTTTCGCCTGCAGCTTTTAAGCACTCCCAAGAAAGGTAGTACACATCTGTCTGTTTTTCATTTATACGAAACGCAGCATGAAAGCCTTGCTTTGCATAAATTTCAAACGCGTATTCAATAAATGGCGTTACCTGATGCTCAGATACGCTGCCATCTACCTTTGTAATCTTTAACTTTGCCATCTGTTAGCCCCTATTCTTTTTGTTATGGTGCGGTTGTAATTACGATTGGTGAATTACAAGTAAATGTAATTGATTGTGTAGCGATGTCTGCTACTGCGCCGTTAATATCTGTAGTGTTATTAACTAGGATTGTGGTGCTGTATAGCGGATTAGTAGCTGATACCACTGCGCTTGTCTGCTTTAGCGTAATAGGTACTGTTGTACCCCATGCAGACTGCAGCGTTGCGTTTACGTTTGCAGCAGCTGTATCGCTTAGGAAATCTAGAGTAATTGTGCTGGCCTCTAAACCCTTAACGAACTTATGAGCTGTATCGCCCATAGCAGTTACTTCAAGTTCATCAAATACGCGGTTAATTGTTGCAGATGTAACATGATCACTTAGGGCGATCGAGTTAAGCGTAACTACAACGGTATTGCTCAAATATACGGCCATGGATTATTCCTCTGTTTTCTCGGTTGCAGGTGCTTTGGTTTTTGTTTCTTTTGGTGCTTCTGTGATCTGCCCAATTTTAATTAAAAAGGCAATATCCTCATCTGTGTATGACATGGTTTAACTCCAGCTCGATAGTATGGATATGGTGAACTCAGCGGTTAGTAAGTCACCGCTATCAGCATTTAATACACCAGGCGCGCTAACGCTAGTTATATTAAATACAAGATTAGATGCAGCTAGTTTTGTATAGGCCGCAACGATGAAATCCTCAATGCCCTGCAGGTTGCCTTGGTTATCAAACATCGGCACAGTTAGCAAAATCTTAAAATTAGCCATAGGCGAAATAGTTATGTAGCTGTTATTGCTTGGCGTTAGGTATGGATCGGCTGGGATTACTACGCAGCTGTTAGCCAGGATGGTTGCAGGTGGGTATGCGAATACCGACCAGACTCCGTTATTGGTTAAAGCCGTTGCGATGGTGCTACGCAGCGTGGTAATGGCAGCGGTAGGCATCTATCCACACATGCTATTCGGATTTTGGTACGGAGAAATAAGTCCCCTGATTTTGCCGATCATGCTGTTACCCATGCGGTAAGGGCTAGGGCTAAAGCCATCTAGTCCTACGCCGCCTGTCTGAGATACTTGGCGCGCTTGCCAAATATCTACGGCCAAGATCATCGCAGCTTGTCTAACGCTTGCTGTATTAACGTAGGTAGCAGTCTTTGTATCTGCACCTACAGCTGC